GTCTAGTGGTTCCTATGCTGAGATCGTAGTGGTTGAAGTGCCACTAGAGATGTTGAAAGATGGATACATCCATGACTACGACGGGTATGAAACCTTTCATGAGAACCACTTCAAGGCATAGGAGATTACATGATGGAGTCTAAATATAGACTAAGCTATATACATAATGTAGATGAACGTCTTCAGCGATTGGGTGAGCATAATGGTAGGAGTAAACTAACCGAGGCAAAGGTTAAGGTTATAATAGCTAGGTATGCTAAGGGTGGAGTTACACAAGCTTATCTTGCTAAACATTTTAATGTTAGTCAGCAAAGAATCTCTATGATAGTAAGGAATAATTCATGGAAAAGATGAGTAGGCACAGTACTATAAACAAACCAATTCCTATAAACAGATGTGATTGTCATCCAAGTAGACATAAACATAGGTTTAATGAACAGCTAGTATGTAGTAACTGTATGGTTTCATGGTCACAAAATCTGCTGGCACCGGGCACTTGCCATCGACCGGTGGGTGTGCTAGGCTCGTCGAGCGGTCACCCCAGCGAACCACAAAAACCTTAAAGGTTATATAAATCAATGACTTACGGACCCTTAGCTCAGTGGTTAGAGCGCCCGGCTCATAACTGGATGGTCCTCGGTTCAAATCCGAGAGGGTCCACCACCTTAGTAGTTAAGGAGTATGCCTTATGATATGGAAGTATAAAGTAGTTAAGGATGGAAATTTGTATTGCATAGCACAAGTATTTTATCTAGATGAAAACAATAGTGATGAGCAAGAGATGGGTGTTGAACACTATAAGATAATAGGTAAGGAGTATGATGATAGCCTTATCATGGCAGTCAATGATGCACCTGATCTAAGCATAGACTCTACTACTATACCTCAAGCTAAGGAAGGAGAAGATAAAGAATCAGTAAGAGCGTTGGTGACATTGCTTTATGAAATGATTGATGATATAAAGCAAACAGAAGTAATAACAATAGAAGAAATAAACTGTACCCTAAGTGAAAGTTCATTCATAAACTAAAAAGGAAACAAAATGACAACTCGAAACAAGGCTGATAATACCTTCATGTGGGAAGAGATTCCTGATCGTACTGATGCTAGAAACATTTGGCATACACAAACACAGGATGCTTTGCGTACTAGTCCCGGTAAGTCGGCACGCATTAAGATGTATTCCTCTCCCTCTAGTGCCTTGACCTCAGCCTCTAATATTAGAAAGAAGTGGTCTTCGGACTTCACCATCGTCACTCGTGGCAATTGTGTGTATGCTACATATGATGATACACTCCCGAACCATGAACTGTTCTAGGCAGTAAGATAAGGGGGGAGGGATATCTATCCCTTCCCCCTTGATTGTTCTTATATTAAAACTAATAAAATAAGAGGAACAAATGAATAATAAAATAGTATTCCCTGAAGGTAAGAGCATCAATGATTTCAACACTACTCAACAGACAGTACTGGCCTGCCTTAAGACTCAACTGTATGGCATGGCACCTATAGTACCATTCGTTAAGGGTCCACCGGCTACTGGTAAAACAGATATGATTAAGCAGATTGCTATGATGTTTGATTGGGATTATGATGAGATCATACTGTCAAGATACTCAGCAGTTGAACTACAGGGATTGTTTGTTCCCAATCATGGTACTAAGATGCTTGAACATTATCCTCTAAAGAGAATCACAGGAGGTGATTCAAAGAAACCTAAGCTTCTATTGTTTGATGAAATAACTAACGCTGAAGAAGATGTTCATGCTGCTGTACAGAGTGCCTTTCAATCTAGGGTTATAGAGGGGTGCAAGATTGGTGATAACATAATGTTTGCAGCAGCAGGCAATGGATCAGAGGATGGTTGTAATGCTATAGATCTCAGTAGGGCAATGCTTGAGGGCAGACTACTTACTATCAACCACTATCCTGATGTTAAGGATTGGGTCAATAACTTTGCCATACCTAATGAGATTAATCCATACATCATTAGTTATATCGAATGGCAGAAAGAATCTCTATACAAGTTTGATCCTAGTAGTATGGATGATGCTCAACCTACCTGTCGCGGTTGGGATAAGCTTAATGCTGGACATAAGATACTCATGATGGAAGAACCATCCAGTAGCTACATCAGATTGATCAAGAATAATAAGATTGCTGATAATATGGGTGGTGGTTCAGTAGGTATGGCTGAGTATGAGAAGTTTAAAGCCTTTGTTAATCTGGCTGATAAGCTTCCAAGCTTTGCATCTATAACCTCTGCACCTGATGGTGCCAAGCTTCCTGACGGTATGGGTGAGCAGTTTGGAGTCATTGCTAATATAACTTCAGAGCTTCGGTATCTTTACAAAGAGGGTAGAACAGTAGAGGATTACGAGGTAGTGAACATCTGTAAGTATCTCAAGAGGATGCCTTCAGAGTTTATTGGTATGGCAGTGCATGCTATAGCTAAGGTATCTTCTCAAGTGCGTGACAGTGCAAGCTTTACAGAACTAATCACTGAGTACACCGGAACATCAAACAAATACTAAACAAAACAATAGGAGAACAAATGTTTAATCCAGATAGTTATGTAGTTTTTACTGTGGAGTCAAAGATTCCGGGTAATAACATGAGCATTAAGCAAGAGAAGATGGATCTTGCAGATAAAACTAATGCTGAGATCAAGTGCATCAACGTCACTAAGGAGAAGTGGGCAAGGCACCCATCATATAAGGATGCAGTGGCAACCATTAGTAAGTATAGGGGTTTGATATATGATAAGTCTTCTCCTTGGGGTAAGGGTTCAGGTGAACGCATTGCTACTAAAGAGATGTGGCTCAATGAGATAGAGCCTCTAGTCATGGAGGCCGAGGCTGCTATAGGTAGTAAGGTGGTGACTTTTGTACGTGATTACGAGGAGGTACTCAAGTATGCTGAAGCTAACCTTGGAACTCTATATGATAGAGGGGACTACCCTGACAAGGATGAGCTTAAGTCTAATTTCTATATGATAGTGGGTGCAGCTACAGCACCAGATCCAAGTGCATCTGTAACCTTTGGATCCCTAGAGGTAGAGCGTAGATTTAAAGAGAGGATGGAGAAGAAACTTCAGAGAAACCTTGATATAATTGTAGATGAAATAAACGAGAAGGTTGCTACCGTTGTAGGAAGGGTAGCTGAGAGACTTGAATCATATACAATTGAGGAGGATGGTAAGGTAAAGAATATGTTTAGGGATAGCCTTATCAGTAACGTGGAAGATCTTTCAAAGGTTATTGGTTACATGAATATAAATAATAACCCTAAGATTGAGGCTATGAGATCCGAGATGGTGACTCGATTGACTAGGTATCATCCCTCAGAATTGCGAGAGGATGAAGATAAGCGAGAGCTTATAGCAACCGATGCTAAGGATATACTTTCAGGTTTGTCAGGCATGATGCGACAATAGGGGATAATATATATGCTAGATATTTCTGCTAGAATGAGCAGTAAGACACTTGAGTGTGTCTATTCAAAGGACTTTCCTTTGAATGAGATATATCTTTATAGAGAATACTTTGATACAATAAGAAAGGCTAGAAGCAATATCATACAACAGGAACCATTCGCTGGTACAGTATCAATGTCGATGGACTATATCATTTCTGATATATATAAAGGGAAGGAGATTAAAACTGCATGCACTGATGGTGATGTTATAGTCTTTGCTCCTCAACATATAAGGGAATCTATATTCATTGAGACACAGGCTACAGTTGAACATGAGACTTGGCATGTTGGATTGCTTCATCCCTTTAGAGTAGGAAAAAGAAAACATAAACTTGCTAATGTAGCAGCAGACTATTCTGTTAATGGTATCATGATTGCGAGGTATCCACAGATAATTGAATGGGAATGGCTATGGGATGAGAAGCTTTCAAGGATGAGCTTTGAAGCAGTGTACGATATTCTTAATAAGGATAAAGAAAAACCTCCTGAAGATGGAGATGGAGATGGAGATGGAGGTCAAGGCAAGAGCGATCAGCCTACACCGGGAGGTTCTCCACCAACTGAACAAGAACCTAAAGACTGGAACAATGCTCAACAGGGGCAATTCATTGAAGCTTCAGGCCCTAAAGGGGAGGCCCTTAAGCCTGAAGAAATGAAGGAAAAGATGGATGCTCATAGAGAATTTCTCAATAACACTAGAGCAGTGTCAGTAGCATGCGGATACGAGGGAGCGGGTGAAGCTGATAGACATATAACTAAGATCACTACACCTAAGATAAATTGGAAGGTAGATATTTCAAGGTTTGTAGGTAAGAAGGGTAAGCGCGACGGTACTAATCCATTGAAGTTTTGTAGGCAGAGACTAAGGAATAATATATACTATCCTTCACCAAAAAAGAAACAAGAAATAAACTTGGGCATAGGATTGGATGTTAGTTCCAGCATGGACACTGATAGTCTTAACCTATTGATAGCAGCAATGGAAGATATTAGGAAAGGTAACAATATAAAGAACATTGAGATTGTACCATTCACCACTGGTGTTAACAAAAAGAATATTGTTAATGTAATCAAGGGTGAGAAGATGCCTAAGAAGTTTAGTGGTTGGGGAGGTACAAGATTTAGTCCAGTATTTAAATACTTCAACAAGAAGAAGAAGTCACCGGACATGGTAATAATCTTCACCGACCTGGGGAGTCATGACTACGGTGATAAACCTAAGTATCCTGTACTATGGGCTTCTAGTTATCCTGTTGTGGCTTATTCTACATATACGAATTTGCCACCATTCGGCAGAGTAGTAGAAATAGAGCCATAAATAATAAAAAGGGGGACCACCTGCACACTGGGTGGTCCCCCTTTTTATTTATATATATATATTAAGGATAAAAAATGAACGAAGAAAATATACCTAAAGCCTTAGTCATCCCAAGATTAACTAAAGAAGAAATTATATCTATACTTAAAAGGTATAGAGCTGGGGGTATCGGCATTGAAAGGTTAGCTAAAGAACACTCAGTCCCAAAGAAAGTTATTATAGACTTGGTTAGTGATAAGAAATGGCAGCTCTAAAAATATTCATCAACCTTATCGTCAAGATCATTCCATCCATCTCCAGATCCCAAGCTACCTTGATGCCCTGATAGTGGGTCACTATATGATCCTGTTGCTAGGTCAAAGTCTATTACATTACTACCTGTCTTACCGAAATGTGGGAACCTTGACTTCCAATTAGTTATAAGAGATTGACCATCTTGAACTCTTGATATTGTTATCCCAATGTCTGCAATATTATAAAAATCTGCACTACCACTCACATCATAACCCGTGGGTATGCAAGGTCTATTAACCTCTTGAATCATCTTCCTTGGATGAGCTATAAGATACACTGTGATACTGTATTCCAATGCTAATGACTTCAACTTCTTTAGGATATATCTTATGTTAGTGAGCGAAGCTTCTTCACTGTGTCCACCACTACGAGTGATCATGTTATATGGGTCAACCACTAATCCAGTGATCCCCTTGCGAAGTATGGAAGCTATAGCACCTTCACATATGGTGTCTATATCCGTATCATTTGTTTCTATTATAACAACGTGATCGTCTATCCATCCAATAGATTCTTTAACCTCTTCAGGACTCATACCATTGGATCCTCTAAAGGCTTTCTCTTTATATGTTGCACATAGATTTGATACTAGCATGGTAGGTGGCATCTCGGCAGACCATACAGCAAATTTTTGGTCATCCCTTGAGCCAAGTTTAATGAGGAGCCAGCTTAACCATGTAGATTTACCTGACCCAGGTATACCTGTAAGGACAACGAATGAGCCAGGACATGCGTTAAATAATTCATCTACTGGCTTGATACCTGTGCCTGTACCAACTATCGGGCCTTCGTTATGGTATTTGAGTACGTGTCCTTCATACTCAAGCACTGATCTGAGCCCCTGTATAGGCCATGGTATAGCACTGTCAAGCATATCTTTAACAACATCTTTACCATACTTTACTAGTACTTCGTTGGCATCCTTAGTGCCCTCGGGGTACTTTAATCTCCAACACTTATGTCTCCCTATCCTTCTAGTAATTTCTTCAGCTAATGAGTCACCCGGCTTATCGTTATCTGATGCTATAACTATCTTACTTGCTTTAGCTAGTGCATCCTTAGCGTCCCATAGATACGCATACTTCTTTGAGTTATCATGCTTGGATACTGAGCTTGGCGCACCATTGGGTACACTAACTACAGTCCATCCATTATCTTCAGTGAACCCTGCTTCTCTGAAGGATAGACAATCAATCTCTCCTTCTGTAATAATTATATTCCCAGATTTAAAATTCTCTATCCCCCATAGAGATCTAGCTGCACCATCTTGAGTGAATCCTTTGAAGTCTAAACATCTCCACTTGATAGCCTCACTACCATCAAGATTAACGTATCTAAATCCAATAGCTTCTTGGTTAGAACCACCACCATTTTTGTCGAAGAAATATTTCTTACCTGAAACTATATGTTTACCTTCAGAGGTTCCATTAATTTTTCTTGAGTCTAAATAATCTCTCTGTTTTTTACCAACCTTCATGCTGTGACTGATACTATCTGGTATAGTTGATTGGGTTTCTAATGGCACTGTTGGCATCCCTGATGTTGACATATATTTTATACTTCCTGACTCTTCACAATGGTGGCAAAAAAATAACCCAATGTTATCCTTGATAGTAATTGATAATGTTTTCTCTTTATTCTTCTTCCTTTCATGAGAACAGTAAGGGCAAGTTTCCCTCCAGTTGGATCTATTAGTTCCATATTGAACAATAGAATCTCTTATGATTGAAAGACTTTCATCCTCCATCATGAAACTTCCCCCAAATGTGAATGTAAAACTTCTAGCTTAGCACAGTATTTATCGTATATCAATAGCTGTTTTCCCTTCCAGAACTTTCCGCTTGCCCCGGACTTTGGGACGTGGTAGACTGCCTGTTCCCCGCCGGGGACCGAGCGAAACCAAGCTACCGCAGCAAGCAAGCCAGCGCAACACCGAACAAAAAAGAAAACAGAAAAGGAACTTGGATCCCTTAAGGATTTCCTATAGTTCTTTTGATACCGACGTAGTCGGTAGGAAGTATTAGTACCAGAGAAAATTAAGTACTCAACCACACCCCAAGTGTGGTTGTAGGAAGAATCAACAAGGAGAAAACAACTACTATGAGAAAACACAAACCTGTAGTGTACATAGCTGGTGTTTATTCAGATGGAAATAGATTAGATGCTACTGTTAGAGAGATAAATAGATTAAAACTTCAGGAGTATGGTAGAAAGTTTCTGGAGTTAGGATGCGCTGTTATCATGCCAATAGAAAATGATTACTGGGCATACAGATCTAGGATTATTACTTATGATACTGCATTAGAAAATGACTTTGCAGTCATAAACAAATGTGATTTTATATTCTTCTGCCCTGGGTACAAGGAAGGAAGTGGAGCTATGAAGGAATATGAATTTGCTATTAAGAATAAAATCCCAATACTATTTGATTCCGTTCTTGACATAGGTAGCATAAAAGATTTGGTTAAAAATTTCAGCAAGATTAAGCCCCGTTAGCTCAATGGAAGAGCAGTTGGCTTCTAACCAACAGGCTAAAGGTTCAAGTGCAGTGGGTTATCAGTACTATCAATGGGATCTATGTATGGATATGGGTTTCTCCAAGATGTACTGTCTTCAACATATTTATTAGAAGCTATGGGGGTGTATTCCAATGGCAGAGAAAGAGGACTTAAAATCCTTACAGTGAGGGTTCGACTCCCTCCACCCCTACCATTATGATGTATACTGCACTAGAAAAGAGGAGGTTTCTGTTGCTTGATGTAGGATGTGAGTTCTGTGGTGACTATCCAAGGGATATGGTATACCTTAGTGGCTACACTAGGGAGCTTGAAGAAGAATATATTAGTAGAGGTCTTACACCTAGGGATGTTAGGACTAGAGAATTGGTTTTCCAGTGTAGCTGTGGCATTATAGCTGACTCTGCTAACAGGGAGATATACAATGAGTATGTTATCATGGAGAGAGAACATATTGAGGATGTATACTATACTAACACTGGTTACCTCCTAGAATTTGAAACTATACAGGCTTATCCAAAGTCTTATAGGACACCAGAGTTCAATCTTGGTAGAGCCTTTACAACCATAGAGCATGAGAAGCTTGGTCTAAACTTTTAAGGATTTTAATAATAATCATAGGATGATTTCATGAGTCTATTGACAGTGTATTGGCATGCTTTATATATGTCCTCTTCTGGTATTAGCATCAATGAATCAAATATTCTTTTAACCCAACCACTATCCCATAATGCAGCAATGCAATGGTATTCAAATGGAGGTGATGATGTCCATGTTTTTAATAAATTATCCTGAGGGTCTGCTACCAGATCATTTATTGCATTACATATTACTAATCTGCTGATGCGTATCGAATCATCAACAGTAAAGAGATCACGAAAATTATTAACATCACAGTCATCGAATGCCTCCTTGGATAATATAGATTCTATAAGTTCAGGATCTTCTCTTCGTCTTCGTACATTAGCACTCTTATCAAACATCTTGGGTGATCCGAATCTTTGTGCCATTTGGCGTGTTGCTCTCTCACTTGACGGTCGTTCTTGTATACCCATCCTTGCATCCCATCCTTTATAAGTTCAATATCTAGGTCTGGTCTTCTTGTACAATACCATACATCAAAGTATATTGATAAGTCACCTTCAATTAAATCCATATCCTTGCATAGATTAGAAAGTTGGTGTTGCATTGAAGTCAAATAGTCTAAAGCCTTTTTGCTTTTTATTATTCTTGGCTGTTTGCCTATCCTTATTATCCTACGAGAGTTGGACTTAGATGCTGGCTCACCAAGAATTGTTTCTTCCCATAAAATTTTAGAATTTTCTTTTGTACTTTCTTTTACTTTTTCCATAATTCCCCTTGACTTTTCCAGAAGAAAAACTATACTCAATCAACTGAAACAATAGCACAAGGAGAAACGAATGCAAGTTAGGAAATGCTCGCTATGTAAGGAGACCAAAGATGAGAAGCTTTTCTATAAGAACAAGAATGCTAAGTCAGGATACAGATCGGAGTGTAGGCAATGTCACCTTGCTAAAGTTAAGTCTTACTACCACGACAACAAGGAGAAGTGTCAAGAATATAGCAGGAATTATTATATTAAAAACAGGGAACTAATATCTGAGAAGAGAAGGGTATCGTACAGAGAAAAGATAATGCCTGACGATAGTATCCTTGATAGAATAATTAAACTTGGAGCGAGGGTCAATGAGCAGCAATAAATATAATCTACCCAAGCCTTTCCTTAAGGCAATAGAGAATGATAGCTACACGAAAGGCGAAGCCGACTTCTCTGCCACAGAGATAATTGATAGCCCTCGTATATCAAGGATGAAACACATATACAAAGACAATATACAGAAGGACTATTATGATTCTATCTTCCCACTACTAGGCACCGCTATACATCATATCCTTGAACAGAATAAAGATGAGGATGACATTGCAGAGGAACGTCTGTATATAAACGTAGACGGTTTTGTTTTGTCTGGACAAATAGATCTTCAAGTTAAAAATGGGGATGAATATCTAGTACATGATTACAAAACAACGAGTGCCAGTACTCTAACATATAATCCTGATGGCAAGAGAGAATGGGAAGAGCAACTCAATATCTATGCAACTTTAGTTGAACAATCAACAGGCAGGAAGGTGAATGGAGTAGGGGTCTGGGCTATTATCAGAGACTGGTCAAAGGTACAGGCTGGTAGGAAGGAGGGTTACCCTGAAGCACCAGTTGTGCTAGTAGAGATGAGCTTATGGGATGCTCAAGAAAGGATGGACTTCATACGATCAAGGGTTATGAAGCACTCAATGGTTGAGGGCATAGATGATGAATCAAAACTGCCTGAATGTACAAAGGAGGAGAGATGGGCGAAAGATAAAACATATGCTGTGTATAATTTTATAGCAAACGGGTCACAAAGAAAAAGGGCAACAAGAGTTTTTGATACTTCTGATGAAGCACTAACATTTGGAAAGGGAAAGGGTGATGCTTACGTTATAGAAGAAAGGATGGGAAAGAATACAAGATGCGAATCTTGGTGTGACTTTAAGGAATACTGTTCACAATACAAACAAATAATTGAAAACTAAAGGATAAAAAAATGGCACAAGCAACATACAAATCAATATGGGATACGCTTAGTAAGGTAAATTGTTCAGATCATGTAGAGTCTAAGAACGGATTGACTTACCTGAGTTGGGCATGGGCATGGGGAATGCTTATGAAACACTTCCCTAATGCAGAGATTAACATGCTCGAAGAGGAGGTCATGCCAGATGGCAGCGTCCTCTGTAATGTTGAGATAGTGATAGGTGATTGTAAGAGAAGGATGTGGCTACCTGTTCTTGACTTTAGGAATAAGCCCATCCAGAATCCAAGTTCTTGGAACATCAACACAACAAGGATGAGGGTTCTTACAAAGTGTATAGGACTCTTTGGATTGGGTCACTATATATATGCTGGTGAAGATCTTCCGCAAGCTGACCCTACTAATGAGATAAAGAAGAGGAAGCCAACACTTAAGCCAGTAGCCAATAAGAAGAATGATGATCCAAATCACGATGAGAAAATGCAAGATGCTTACAATGAGAAGCTTCAAAGTAAAAAGGATAGGGCACTCTCGATTGTACTTAAGGATAGCATACTGGCAATTGACAACCTGCCTGAGCTTAGGGAGTATTGGAAGAATAATTCCGAAGTTATAAATAAAATGGATGACAAGAAGTCTATTAATGAAGTATTCACTGATCGTGCAGCTACACTAACAGCAAAGAAAGAGGAGAAATAAAATGCCCTACGATAACACACGGATAAGCTGCGCTTCTTTTGTTAACAACAGGAAGGAACGTGCTAATCAGCCTGACTTTACAGGCTTTGGCACAATGGATAAAGACTTTCTTGAAAGCGTTCAAGTTCATATAAATGCTGGCATAAAGGAAGTACCTCTCAAGCTTGCTGGTTGGAACAAGACAAGTAAGAAAGGTAACAACTTCGTTAGCTATAGTATACAGGTAGATGAGTATAAGATTGAAGAAAATAAAATTGACACTGAGGCCCCACATGTTCCTGTACAACTGGATGTAGAAGACATACCTCCTTTTTGATATTCTATAACTAGATACCCTAAAGCTGAGCTTGATTCTTTTGGTGGCAGTACAGGGATACTGTGCCATTAGGATCAAGCTTGGCTTTTAGGCAGGAGAGAAATGTCTTTAGGTTTGAGTAAAGATTTAGACCCAGTACTTACATGTCATAAATGTAAGTTAGTAGTTGAAAATTATTCAAATGCATATTTAGTATGGAATGAACTGGATAGGTTAGACGATGAAGTTTGTACTCTAGATACAATACTAATGCATGAAGAATGTATAAATGAAATGCTATTAGAATTTGATTACTCTGAATCAGAAGAACTAAAAACAATTAGCATAGCAAACTACATAGTTAACTTAGTTAAAAGAAACTCTATAGATGCTAGTATCTTTATAATTGACGAACACCTGGGGGGAAATAACATTGGACAATAAGCTGGATGCAAGCGAGTTGGCAAGGGTGGAAAAACATAAAAAGCAAAAGGATTCACTTGAAGTAATCGAAAGTCTTGCTGCTATCTCTTACAGTAGACTAGACATGTCGATAGCTCAGATTATTAATCAGTCAATACAGTTTGCAAATGCAAACCTAGGTAATAGAATATTCGTTCCTGAATTCTCCAATGTAGAGTTCTCTGATATACTTATGAATTGGTGGACAGAGATAGACGAGGATATAGAGGAGGAGTATGACGCTCAGGGATAACATAGAAAATATCTATGTAAATATTAACAGCATTAAGTTGGGGCTGGAGCAGCTATCATTAAGAACAGATCTTCCTGAAGTTTTGTTTGACGAGATGTATTCTACCTTGTTCAGGCTTGAGCAAGGTACTAACATCATTAGTAATAAGTATAAGGGGGAGTGATGAATCAAGGTATCATAAATAAGCTGGATGGGTATCGCCAGTATGATGTACGTTATGTCTGGGAAGATATTGTAGGTGGGATCAGTATCATCGTGAACGAGGATCCTGAGTGGTTAACAATGAGAGTGGAAGATGTATACGGGCTATGTCTATCTGGGCAGGCACAAGTTTGGGGCTACCATGACTATGAAATTTCAGATTGTTTCTGTATAGTTCAGGTACAAGTATGCCCTTACCGACCAGCTAACAAAACACTACAACTGCTCATAGCATGGAACAATTTAGAAAAGCAAATAGCAGCAGACTTCAACGAGATAGCAACTAAGCTGGCTAAGCATTCAGGCTGCAATGGTATTGAGATATGGACAAGTGCAGAAAAGCTAGCAGCTTATGCTAAGGGCAAGGGATTCACAAAGACGATGTACGTCCTTCGTAGGAATCTGTATCAAGAGCCGAGATATTTCAAGGAAGAACCTGAAGATACTGTTGTGCAACCTATTCTGGGCATAGTGCAGCCAGAGAAAGGACATAATGAGTAACGATATAGTTAATAGACCTGATCATTATGTCAAAGGTAGGGACCATGAGCCCTTATCTGTAATTGAAGACTGGAATCTTCCTTATCACTTAGGTCAGGTTATTAAGTACATCTCTAGATATGAGAGGAAAATGGATGAGGATACTGATCCAATCACTGACCTTAAGAAGGCCCAGTACTACCTCAACAGGTTCATAAAGAATAATGAATGAAGCTCTGAGAGGCTCTGTAAGCCACGATCTTTCTAGTGGGGCAGAGGTAGGGGCTGAGAGGCATAGGCTAGTATGCTTAAACTGTGGGAGTCTGATGAGAAATCAGAAGTGTAAGCTAGTCTGTACTAGTAACTGCGGATACTTTGAGAGCTGTAGCGACTTAGAGCCAGCCGTTCAGCAATCATAAAGAGATAGTATCTACTTTCTTTTCTTCACATGTATCCTTATCTCTGCTTTCACCTAATGCAGAATCAAATTCAATTCTTCCAGACGGACCTATCAATTCTATTTCCCATTGATCTAACGCACACCCAAGGAAACTCAAGGATACGGCTATCAATATAAATTTATACATTTTCTTTCACTATCCTATCTGCTAAGCCTGCTTCGACGATCTCTTGGCCTCCCAATAGCCAGAATTCTGCTTGCTTTTCTGTATGTTTTTCCCACCAATCTGATGAGTTAGGTGTGTATCGAGACATAAGCTCACACCAGTGACTGTGTGACCAGTCCTCCCACTTACGTCTAGACTTAGCTGCTCTTAAGCCTAGGTCTGGATCGCCACCACTAGTGGGTTCATGACTCATCCATGAGCATGATTCAGTAACGTACCTCTCATTGGATGCTGCTAGTATTAGCACACCTGCGCTACAGACTTGACCGTAGCCAGTGCATCGTACATTTATAGGAGAGTTTCTAATTATATCATGGATAGCAAACATACTGATAACATCACCGCCTGGTGAGTTTAAGAAGAGATCTACAGTTTGAAGATCTTGGCCTTCAAAATACTTCATGACCTGAAGGAACCATTGACCTGACTCCTCTTCAAAGTCATCGAAGTAAACTATTCTATTTGTTATATCCACAGCTAGATCAACTATGTGAGATAGCTCCGGGGCTGGTAGGATTAGTTTTGTTTCTGGCTCACTTAAAATACTCATGAATATTTCCCCTTTATTCTTCTCATTGACCACCATTCAAAGTCAAACTCTCCAGCTTGAACATCATTAAGAATTACTATGCCCCTATCCCACATCCTATTTACTTGTGGGCCAGCATAAGATTCATCATGTTCAAAGAAGCAACCAACTGAAACTGCACTCATCTTCTTTCCCATTGCATCGTTTCTTGTTGCAAAGTCTAGGACATGGTTGTGACCAATTATACAACTCATTTTCTTTTTATTAAGTAGCGATGCTGCTGGGTTTTCACCACTGATTGGTCGTCCCATTATACCAGAGGCAAAGCTGTGGCAGTATGCTATGCCATCAACCTTGACTGGCTGAAGGTAGTCATGCTCTTCCCAGCCATACTCTTCACTCTGGAAATGACTACGAGTTAAGGTTCCATAGAACTCTGCTTGGTCCTCGACCACTCTAGATATTCTATTCTCATGGTTACCTAAGCATCTAATCTTCTTAGGCTTGTACCCCTTAACTTTCTTTAGCTCTGCCTCTATCCTGTCCTGTGCATCTAACCCGTGTTCAATATCTTTTTTATATTCTCTTCCTTGGAAGGCTCTCTTACCTTTGTCATATCCACATAGTGATTCCATGTCATAGAAATCACCTATGTCTATAATGACATCAGGCTTCTCTGCTGCGATCATCCTTCCTAACCATGTGTACCTAGCATTACTGATCCCTGGCTTTGAATGACTATCCCCTATAACGAGATGCTTTTTTCTCCCCAAAGAAAATCTCCTATTCTTTTAAGTTAGTGTCAGTATGTTCTACCACTATAAGACATGTGCTTGTAATCTTTACCCTCTATCTTTTTGTTAAACCTCTGAACCTCAGTTAATTTCATTAGCCGTATTCTCTCTAACGCTTTTGTTCTTTCGCTACTACCCATATGCTTGTTTGCTCTGATTATCCTTGCTCTTCTATTAAGCTTTTGAAGTCTAGACTTAACTGCCTGAGCCATCGGAGCATACCTCAATGTAGTACGGTTTGCCTCTTTTAATTTTCTTCCCTTCGCTGGATTCTCTATACTCAGAACTCTAACCTCATGAGTAAGATCCTCTATCTGCTTGAACCATTTATGGAATTCATTTATATGTGATGCACCATCCGGGTGTTTAAGTATAGCTCTCACTGTAGGTATATTTTCAAATGCTTCAGTGTAGGGGGTAGCTGCAAACCCAGGCATCAGTTGATCAACAAGTGTATCAGCTATAGCTAGGATATTGACAGCCATGGTGCCACCATACATAGATACAAGATGTTCCCATTTCTTAGGACTACTGCCACCCGGAAGCGCAGCAGCTAAGCCTCTTGCAGTTAGGCTAGTCTTATTATCGTAAGCCATGGGGCCAACTGGCATATGATCAGGGATTATAGGAGACTCAAGGAAGGGATTCCACCCTCTTGATTCTGACCAAGGACTCCCACCTATGTTGATCATTCCAGCTAATGCTGTAGGCATAGCTATGTTTGGAGCTGCACCCCAAATTTGACCGAAAAGTATCATGGCTGCTTCAGATGGATCCATACCCTTCAGCATCGTCCTAACCGCTAACTCTGGTATCACCTTACCAAGTACGCCTAACTCAAATGGCAACCCGACTGCGATAGCACTACCAAAGAATGGAACTAACCAGTTACTATACCTAACCTCATCTCCGTATGATCTCCATTCATCATCATCTCCACTTGCCCATGCCAGAGCATAGCCGATAGATAATGCAGCCATCGCGCCTACCCTGTACCATGCTCTCTTCCTTGCTTCGTTGTTATTCTTTGTAGGATCAATACTATATGTACCCTTTCTTAAAGACCTGTCTGCTATGTCCCAACCGTTTATACTAGCACTCAAGAATGTTGCCATCGAAGCGTATCTAGCAAAGTTCTGGTTGCCACCTCTCCTGTCATAGTTCATGACTTCAATGCCCTGAATCAAAGCTTCTTTCAAGCTACCAGTTTCATTCAAGACTGAATCATAAACTCTCTCCCTAGTGGCAGTCTCAGACTTAGTACTTGCAACACCAAGCCCATCCCATATAGCAAAAAATGTCTTCTTTGGATTTAATCCTATCTTGCCCCTCTTCTGATCTCCCAGCATATTATTGAATCCCTCGGGTGTGGGCGCATAAAGTGCGTCATTATATATACCACTAGCACCACCAACGGACTCAAGCTCAAGGAACTCCTTAGTGAAGTAGCTTGAACCACCTGCAAGGTGAGATACTGCATTGCCAACTACAACGAATGGCAATGTAAGAGCCCTCCATCCTTTAAATTGACCACCGATCATAGCATTAACCATTGGATCTTTTAATGTATTTCTATATATAAACTCTGGTGCTATGGTAACACCCTTCCTCAGTAAGGCAGAGAACCTAGCCATTACTCCATCAACAAATGGATCCCTAATACCTATTGATCCCTTCATTGCATTAGCCACGCGAGCATCAGCTATTACATATGTTACCTCTTCACCATTCTCCCTCACGATCATAGTGGGTAGCTCACCATTCATATCCCTAAGCTTATTATGGTCTACTCCATTCTCATCCTTACCCTCACCGGCACGCCTAACCTGATCAGGGAATATAATCTTCTGATCATTTATTACAGACTTACTTGCCCGATTGTTTAACCCTCTCTGAATCATAGTAAACGCATTAAGGCTAGCTCCCTCTAGGAAGCCTTCTATCAATCCATACCTGCTACCCTTGTATCTGGGTGGTTGCTTGAGATCTTGAAGGTCACCCTTAAGTCCTTCTTGAAGTTCCTGACTGAAGAGTGAATCATGATCTAACAGTTGGTCTTCCATGTTTATTGATTGTCTCTTGAACGAAACGTAATCCATAGTACTCTTTAATGCTGCACCCTGCTCCTCGGATAGGTACTCAGTAGCAACCCCATAGTCTATCATTGCTTCATTCCATCTCTGATAGTTGTGTGCTATGGCTTGAATCTCTGGGTTTGTCTTCAAGAACTTATCAGCCAGTGCTAGGTATTCTGGAGTAATACCCTCTGGTATTAATTTCTTCTCCTTTATAAATCTCCTTCCTCTGGTTGCTAACAGCACTACATGAACCTTCCTCATTAGGTCTTCCCTAATACCATAGTCACTTATGGCAGGCCCAAGTATATCTATCATACCACCAAATTCTTTTTCATATATTTGTGGTAGTCCTTCAATGTTCTCTAGCCTGAAGCTACCTAGCTTAGCTTGAGTTAACCCTAGTGCCTTATCAAATATTGGTACACCGTACTTCAACGAAGCAGCTAGTAAACCATTACCCTTCTGTGCCAGAATAACATCTCCAAGTCCAGTATCAGACAGTAGCACAGGATTTTCAGGATCCACATCTAAAGCCCTTCTCCTCACTTCATCAGAAGTCTTCTCTATGGGATCATACTTGAACACCAGTCCTTCCCTTGTATCCAATAACTTCTGCTTTCGGAAGCTGTCATCGGCAAAGAACATTTTTAGTTGGTTGAATATACTATGCTTTACAGGTGCATGGACCTTAGCCATTATCGCTTGCTCTTCAGGACTATGCACTGTTGAGTTATACCCTAGGCTTGCTCTTCCTTTCTCCGTTGATTGTACAACCTTGCTGCCTAGGCTTGGATCAAGCATAATCATTGCTGTTCTTACTGTCGCTTCAGCACCATGGAGTGGAGGTGATCCTTCACCCGAATACTCTATATTTCTAGACCCATACTCAGCGTTGGATACAATCTCAACTATAGACATATCCCTGAACCCGGAAGGCTTCATGAATATAGCAATCGGCTCAGTGAATCCAAGCTCATTTCCAACGAAGTAAGCTGTACTTCCATTTATATTCTGAGTACGAGGTGTGGTAGTAAGACTTCTTTCTTTAAAGTCATCCATCAACTGTTGGATTGAAGAGAATGGAGTCTTAGTCTCTAGTAATTCTTGAGAGAACTGTATCTTAGATACGTCATCTAATAGATTTCTTTCTAGATCGTTTATCTTTATCTTCCTAGTTTCCATACCCATGCTATCGTACATATCATTCTTTATCTTAAAGACTCTATCACTAGAAACACCGGCATCTGATAGCTCCCTGAGGAACTGATACAGATCAGAGCTGTTAACTCCATGGTCGGTAGCCGACTGGTTAGAGGCATACAGATTACTAAGCTTAGATACTACGTCTACCTTCATCGCTATGTTGTCATCCCTTATGATGTCATTGTAGTACCTTTGTTGCCTATCAACCATATCCTTAATCCTTCTGTCCTTCTCGGTACCTTTCAGTTCAGGATAGGATCTAGATTTTATCTTATTGATAGCTATAGACTTAGCTTCCTTCACCATCATGTCGAGAGTGTTCTTATTGAATGTTAACTTCTTCGCCCTGAATTGATCAGGTAAGGTGGTATCGAATCCCCTAGAAGCTTTACCTCTTTCTCCCCTATTGGCTAATACCTGTATGTATTCTTCTGATTCATAGTTAGAAGTAGTGTCAGGGAATCTCTCTTTCCGGTATTCATTGACCTCGATAAGCTTCCGTATTTCATCAGTACTCAGATCCCTGATCAATGTAACACGCTTAGAATTAGGTAGCATTGCGTCACCTGTATCTAGTTCTACTCTGATGTCTGGATATATATCCCTAGCATAATCCATGAGTATCGCAGCGCTTCCTAATCCCTCACTGCGTACTGGTATATCCACACCCACTATTGATGGAAGCGTATCACTGGCCTTCGGGTACTTGTGTATATTGATGCTTGTTCCTGTTGGGATATGCTTGAGGGTTAAGATTTGTACTGGCATGTTACCAAGATCCCTACCTCTTGATATAGTAGTATCTATGTCCCTCTCAAGGAGTTCTCTCTCGTCATCTGTTACCTTCTTAGCAGCAGCCTCTTCCTTTCTCCTGGCCTTAGTAGCTAGGGAATTAGCCTTTGCTATCCTATCCCTCTCTTTAACTCTCCTTCTCTCAGCAGGGGGTAGTTGTTCTATAGCCTCAAGCCTATCACGTTCTAGTCTTTCCCTTTCCCTCTTTGGTATGTTAGCTTTACCCTTCTCCTCATAGTTACCCTGTCCAGTAAATCTTACTAACGATTTCTCTATAACTTTATCTCCGTTTTTATCCTTTCGGATCCGAAAGTTTTCTATAACTGAATTCCTGATAGGTCTAGAGCTTGGGACCAACCTTCCAGTGGAATCAACAATGTCCGAGTCCTGACCTTTACGCCACTTCCTTCCGGTTTGTATTTTGAATACTGCATCCCGAACCTCACCAATCCTTATAGGAATAGCTTTATCACCTGTTCCGAATTCTTCATCAGCAATACTCTCAACGTGCAGTTCGATAATTTCCTCAATGATTAATTCTTTTTCAATGGACGTGGCTGTATCCCATTCTTCTTGCAGAGATCCCCATCCATAACCATTTTCATGCCTGAATCTAAAATCCTTAATCGCCATAGCAATCGTGTTAACATGATGGGCATGTATAACTTCATCAATTGCAGCACCTAAATTTTCGTTAGTAGCAAAATCAGTACCAGCGGTTTCTATAGCAAGGTCTGAGGCTATTACATCGGCAATATATTTCCCAACGTATTCTTTGAATATCTCAGTATTAGTTGTAACTCTCTGACCCATGCTTGTCTGGTCATGCTGATGAAAACGAGGAGCGTCATCCTCTGATGCGAAGAATCTTAAGTTATTATACTGTCCTATTAGAGATTGTTCTCTTTCTGGTGAATACCTCTCCTCAACGTCCGATTCCCTTTCATGTGGATCAATGTATTCATCCTTTGGGGATAAAGCATAATGCTGTACAACCGATTCAATAACACTCCTTAAATAAGTAGGTAGATGAAAGCCTTTCTTGTCTATATCTATTCTCCTCTTGCCATCCTTTGCGCTTATTGGATTACTAAGAAGATTTGGTTGTCCTACATGAGCATTGTTACGACTAGCCTTACCCTTCTCACCGGCTATTCCTTTACGAAGTCTAGAAACTCCCCTTCGCTCATTGCTTCTACTTCCTCTTTCGCCGAGAGGAACTGACTCTCCAGTTCTTTGTCTCCCTCCTGTCCGCTCAGCAGACCGTGTGTCTCTAGTGGTATTAAGACCCCTATCATCTTTTTTGCGAATGGGCGTTTGCCCTTGTATTGCGAACCCTTCCAAAATGCCCTTATCAGATTTCTCATCGGCTTGGTCATACATCTCCTTTAATTCTAAATACTCTTTATGGTTTCGTTTAAATAAACTCTCTAGATTATCCAAGTGTTCTCGTAGATTATTAAGCTTAGTTTCAGAAAGGAACTGTTCCAAATTTAGAATAAACCCTTCGGGACTATGACTCCTGTGATTAACATGAATCGCTTCATGGACCATCGTAGAATAGATTTCGTTTGCCCAGACTTCAGAGTAGGTCTCAAGATTAATTTCCTGCACTAGGCGAACTAGAGATTGTTGTTGCGCCGTTGTTGCATGTGGGTTCATATCTATTATATCTTCGTTTTTAGATATGTACTGTTCTAGATACTTGGTGAAGTTATACTTGAATGGGTCTATTAGAAGGATACCTCTGTAGCCCTTGAAATCTGGATCGTTTACATCAATACCAGAGTCTGAAAATGTTTTGAACATGTTCAGTCCAGCCCATGAACTCTTTGGAGCTATGGAAATACCAACAGACCACTTACTTATCTTCTCTCTCTTCATCTTAGGATATGGACTAGTCTTTATATGAGAACCTAGTTTTTGTATATCCTTACCGTCTACATCAACTACAAAATCACGAAAGAGATTGCCTAACCCTCCAAGGAACTGAATCTGCTTATGAGTTAGATCATCTATGTCGATGTTACTGAAGTTATAGAGTAATGGCAACTCCTCGTCGAGGTTATCATCAGATGGTTCGATTTCATTCCCTTGATCATCCATGTAAACGAAATCTTGTTTAGCAGGATCACTTGTTCTATTCATGTAAGTGGCGTCAGCCATCTTAACGGCAAAGTCCATCTTGTCCAGATCTCTTCTTTCTCCTACAATGTCCTTGGCTATCTTGTCGGTGAGATACTTTGCGTTATCGGTCAATGAATCTCTTGTCTTAGGGAATGGGTAGTACCCCTCCCCTGGTCTGACATTTGAATGTACGTCTAATAGAATCTCTCGATTTAGAAGCCTGCCAATCACATGGGCAGCATCAAACGAGAATGCCGAGTCAACCCTTGCCGAGAACTCAGTGTCTCCATCTCCTTGAGGCCCTCTAGTGTCGAACTGGTAAAGCCCTGATGAGAACACGTATACTGGAGCAGTTGATAGGCTAAACAACTCCTCATCCTTATTTATAAAAGGTCCCTTATAAACATCAATGTATCCCCAGTCGTCTTTTCCTTCGTATCTAACTGGTTCCTCGTACCTACTACCTATATCTAAGTCCTTACCCATTCCTGGGATTTCCCTGTTATTAGGTTCATCATAGTCAACCTTGGGATCAGTCCTAACGCCATTCACTGTTAGGTCTACTTTGACATCTCCTATGAGAGGAAAACTCATGAATTTTGGATGATTAGTCCAGAGGGTAGCCTCACGGTTTTGATTATTTATATGCTCTGTAGGCATATCTACTGGTAGAAAAACTTTTACACTCGTCCCTGAGTCAGGCCGTCCTTCCTTTTCTACAACACTATGGGGTAGCACAATGTTTACGTCCTGTGAGCTTTCAATGAGAGTACGACTATCAGATACGATCCTAGTAGTTAATCCGTTCTGGGTTGACTCAACTATTATAAGGCTTGGATTAAAGAGGAACCTCATCTTGGCGTCACCCCATCCTCCGCTTGTCTCAGAAGCTTCAGTGTTGGGCTTAGATGATCCCTTGATGTTTAGGAAATGGTATGTCATATCTTCAGGTGACATACCAGTTCCATTGTCAGTAACTTCCATAGATCCACCATGCACAAACACCATTGACTCTGCCGATCCGCTTGAGCTTCGGGACACATGTTTCTCTATACTACCAGCCTCCCTCATATTTGAGAGTACCAAATCTACATCGCCTTCCAGTCCACTAAGGATCGAGTCTAGATCCGTTGCATCCCCTTGGAAGCGTAGAGACTCTCCATCCATTGGACTTTCTATCTCTACGTTTATAACACCAGACCCCTCATTGACGAGACCACTTCGGTATGCACCCTTAACAGCATCCCATGCATTCTGTACAAGCTCCCTAAGGATAATCTCTTGCTGCATCGCATCCCATACACCTACATTCTCTTGCTCATACATCCTTTCTATATTAACGGAAACACCTGCATTCTCTTTCATATGTTTCCTAGCTTCTTCTATGGGTCTGCTGCCCATACCGTATTCATCGTCATAAGCATAGGCTTCATCCTGATATTCTTCTTCGTAATCGGAAGATTCATCACCATGCTCTTCCATGTATTTTTCTACCGTAGTACCATTTAATAAAGCACCAGCATATACCCTTGTGTCTGGAAGGTTATCTGGTCTAGATTTTTCCGCAAGGGCGATCTCTTCACCGCTTACGAATGCTCTTTTCCTTATCTCTCTTGCAGTATCTTTGAATACATTGCTTCCATAATGTCCTATTATGGATTGATCTTTAACAATCCAATTCTTAGGAACATCTACGTCACCTTCCTTGACTTCAGTATTTGCCTGTGCGTTGATTGGGTACCACTCGCCAGCTACCTTGCCATCTGTACCAGCCGATGACATGTAAAAAATTACTTCTTGACCATTGCTGTATCTAACTCTGACTAAATCCCTGATGTCTCCCTCTCTAGATGGGAGTAAGTCAAATACTGCCGAGGAAGCGTCAATGCCTTCATTGTCCAACAACTGTCCTTGATCTTTCAGCTCCTTTATCTTAATCCTTATATCCGACAGTGATCCAACCCCAGCTATAAAGTCATCAGAACTCAAGTTCCCGACATCTCTCCAGTTTGATTGAGACTGAGTAGCTGAGGCTCTAGGCTTTTCTTCTTTAGGAATAACAGTCCTTTGGGTTTCAGTTATGTTGTAGGGATCTTGCATGCCTGCTAGGTCAAGGTATACAAGCCTCCTTTGTCTTGGGTTGAGTTCATCTAAGTGGTTAGATTTACCAGTTAGCCTCATAGTTTTCTTCATAAATTTCTCATCGTTATCCCAAGGTACACCCTTAGCATCTGCCAAGTTATGTATATCCTTGACTTCAACGATAGTTAACCACTTGTCCCCTCTTGAATTTACATCTCCATCCCATACGATCTTATCACCATCGGTGTATCTCCCTGGCCTGAGGGTTCCCTCCATAGTATCAAATGGTTTGAATCCAGATCTAGCAGACCTCACAGTAAGGCTGTCCCTCTCCTCCCCGGGCACAAACTTTCTCATGAACTTCTTATCTCTTTCAGTCCATTCACTACTGTTTACATACGACCCTAGACCTCTGAGCCATGTACCAATTCTACTCATCACACTTGCATCTGCACCTGTTATATCCTTTTTCTTAGACGCTTTCTCCTTGTCAGTTAAAGACCATCCCCTCTCTTTTATATATACCTCTAAAGCTACAGCAAGCATCTCTGATTCTAATTCTGCTCCCGATAAATGGCTATACCGTTCTCGCACCTCATCTGCCAATGTCTGACCATTTGCATTCTTTATCTTTTCCATCCTCTTCAGGATCCTTCTCTTCTCGGAAGGCTTTATTAAACCAAGAACCTCATAGGCGTGCATCATCTCATGACCCAGGATTGGGAGCAATACTTGATACACTTCCTGATCTGAAGAGTTAGCATCTATGCCTGAGTATTCTAACCTATCAAGTAAGGTTATCATCCCAGTCTGGGTGCTAAACCAACCCTGTTCTCCCTTCTTTAATGTTACCGACAAGTCCTGCATGTTGTGAACGAATTGTAAACCGATTCCATAATGACCTAGCTTGGCTCTATTGAAGTATTTCTCCAGCCTCTTCCCATACTCTGTCATCTCTGCTTTGTATATCTTAGATTCTGATGGAGTTATAGGTTCGGATAAGTTGGGTGATTCCTCCCTGACCCTCCTCGTCGCATGACCTATTGGATCATTCCTCAAGTCTGCTAGGTCAGCATCTTCTTCTACTATCTTGCCACCTACTGAGTCAAATGATTTTCTCCTAAGATCTCTAAAGTTATTAGCCTTAGACTCTGCATCAGCTAATGTGTCTGCTAATCCTATTAGCTTAGTTCCTAAGTATCTACCCTGTTCACCTAGCTTTGTTTCCTCGACAACGAATAAATTCTCTTTAGTGTTTCCAGCAGATATAACATCTGGTAGCTTATCCAGATATGAATCTGGCGTTGATCTAAACTGGAAGCTAGATTCATCTCTACCTACCGTGATTCTTCTTCTTCCCTCTTGACCAGTCAGTCCATTAGTGCTTCTCATCCACCTTGAAAGCTTCTCAGCCTTAGTCTTACTAAGATTTGACTCTGCTTCTACTCCATCAACATATATTTTATATTTACTATTCTTATGCTGCCTTATGAATGCTAAGGCTCTCTCTTTAGATTTACGTCCAGTTATCCTAGTGGTGTTACCGAAGTCATCTGTTAGGTCGTAGCCTCCTCCACCTTTATCTTCATTGGCTTCATGTGCTGACTGCTTAGCACCTTCGATAGTATCATGTACTGATATTATTGAACCATCTAATGCCCTGACTACGAACTTTCCTCTCTCTACTCCTCTGTACTGTCTCCCTATTACACCCTGTTCATACCTGCTTACCAAGAACAGTTCACCATCTGCATTGGTTTGTAATGAACCATCCGCTTTTAATTTTTCTACAACCTCATCATACTGTCTTTTTAAAACTGTTGCTGCTTGGCTACTGCCCTTAGTGCGCCTCTGTATCTCTTCCCATGTTGGAAATGTAGTTGTCTCTCTCGCTATATCTAATATAGCTCTTGTATTTGGATCTACCTGTGAATCGTTTAGTACGTATCCAGAATTATCTGATAGTAATCTAACTAACTGTTCTGATACCTTACCACCTTCATTCCAGTTAGAGGCTTCATCTGACATGTCAGAAAGTTGTTGTGCTGTATACTCTTGCTCATAATCATTATCATAATCTACTGAATCTTCTCTACGTTTCTTCGTTAGTCGTTCTAATGTTTCTGTTACCCCTTCTCTTTCTACTACACCATTAGCACTCAACTCTTCGATTAAAGATTTGGCTCTCTCATCACTAACATCACCAAGTATTTTCTTGACATCTTCAACTGTGAATAACTTAGCCTTATTCTTATGTCTCTTAAACCTCTTAGCTAAAGAATCAGTTACTTTCTCAATGTCACTATCCGAA